CCTCTCAACCTCTGCACTTGTTACAAGCAACTATCAGCTTATGATTGATATGCTCAACGAGTTTATCGGCGGTATTGACGGCAAGCCTACTTTTCTGCTCGGCAACAGCAAGATTATTGCTAAGCTCAAAAGCGTTGCTCAGCGTGCAGGATACCTCACAAGAGCCGAGGACGCTTTCGGTAAAACTGCTCAGGGTTATGACAATATCATTTTTTACGATATGGGTAACTATTACAACGGTTCTGCCACAGTACCGTGTGTGCCGATTTATGAAACAGGTGCATCAAGCTCAAAGGTGACAGGTCTTACCGACCTTTATGCCGTACAGCTTGGTCTTGACGCTTTTCACGGTGTTTCCCTCAGCGGTTCGTCAATCATCAAAACATATATGCCTGACCTTACTGCCCCCGGTGCGGTTAAAAAGGCTGAGGTTGAAATGGTTGCCGCTGTTGCTCTCAAAAACACAACAAAGTGCGGTGTTTTCCGTAACATTAAGGTATCTTAAAAATGTATGCGGATTATGCTTATTACAAGGATTCTTTCGGCGGTGCTTTAACCGCCGAAGAATTTAACCGCTATGCACGCAAGGCGGAACGCTTTTTGAACTATGTTATTATGAGAGAAATTCCCGAAGTGACGGAACAGGTAAAGAATGCAGTCTGTGCCGCTACTGAGGCGGTTGCCGAAATCCGTGAAGGTGTGGCAAGTATCCCTCAAGGCATCAAGTCCGAATCTACGGACGGTTACAGCGTTACATACAAGGATTACAATGCTGATGAGCTTGCAGAGCGTGAAAAAAGAGCAATGTACAAAGCTATAAAACAAGAGTTAAGCGGTACAGGGTTGCTTTATCAGGGGGTGAGATAGTGCTCACAAACAACACACGCATTACTGTGTTTTGCTCTAAAAAGCAGGGGCGTGAAACCTTTTGGTTTGCAACTGTTTTGGACGGTGTTAATTACCACGGCAGGGATCAGATTATTGTTGCTGACAAAAATGTGTCTGTATCTGATGAGTATGTTATCCGTATCCCCGACAGCGTTTTGCAGGCAACTCACTATGTTGACCCGTCAACATACAAGTCTTTACCGCTTGCCGAGAGTGACAATTGCTACACACTCAAAAAGGGAGATTATGTTGTAAAAGGCTTGGTTGACCTTGATATAATTACTGTTAAGGATATCCTTGATGCAGGCGGTATGCAGATTACGCAGGTCACCGAAAATCTGTCGGCAAGTGCCTTTTCAAAGCATATTAAATTGGTGGTTAAATGATTATTAAACTGCTTTTTAATACTACTGATACTATGCTTAAAGACCGTGGTCTTGAGCCGAGTGGCAAGGTTCAGAAAATTGTGGACAGCGAAGTCCTTCGCCGTTCTACTCCATATGTACCTTTTAAAACCGGCAATCTTATCAAGAGCGGTATTCGTGGCACAAAGATAGGTAGTGGTGAGGTAATGTACGATATTGTATATGCACATACCAATTACTACCTAAATGCAGGTAAAGGTAAGCAAGGTACTGCAAGCGGTGGTCTAAGAGGCAAGTTTTGGTTTGAGCGGATGAAAGCAGACCATCTCGATGACATCATTAAAACCGCCAAAGAAAAAAGTGGAGGCAAATAATGGACGAATCAATAATTAAATCATTGTTTAGATGGTTTGCTGATTGTGAGGTATTAGAGGTTGACAATGACCTCAATGTTGACTATCTCGGTGATGACCCCGAACAGTATAGTATTGAGGTAGTGCCGTGCAAAACTGTTTTAAAGCAGTATGTTGACGGTTCGGCTAAATGTCAGTACCTTTTTATCTTTGCAAGTAGAGAAAACTACAGTCCTGATGAATCAATCAATATGGCAAATCTTGAATTTTACGAAAGGCTACAGGAATGGATTGCCGAGCAGGACTTGAACGGCAGACTGCCAAAACTGCCCGAAGGTTTAACACCGTTATCCGTAAAAGTGCAATCCTCGGGTTATGCGATTGACAACGATACGAAATCGGCACGGTATCAGATACAGTGCCAGCTTAAATATATGAAAACAATTGGAGGTAAAAAATAATGGGCGAAATAATCAGACAGAGGCGTATGCAGGCTAACTACCTTGACTGTGGCGGTACAAATAAATCGCCGAACTTTTCTCTGCTCGGTGTAGGTGCCAAGACACTTGATGAATCACCTGCCGCACAGACAAAAAGCCGCAAATATGTTTGCGACAAGTCTGCTACAAAATCAATCAGCGGTTATGATTGGACAACGGCATTTGAGGTTGACCAGATCCGTGAGCAGGACGCAATCAATTACATTATCAATATCGGTGAAAAACAGCTTGTAGGAGCAGACGCTGAAACAGATTATGTAATTGTTGACCTTGACCAGCCGGTGAGTGGAGAGAGTAGCAAAACCACTTATCACGCACGCAAAATCCGTGTTGCGGTTGAGGTTGCAAGTTTTACAAATGATGACGGCGAAATGGGCTGCAGTGGCAATTTCCTTGCAAAAGGAGATCCTGTCGAGGGTACTTTTGACACAGCCACAAAGACATTTACAGCAAAAACTTCGGAGGTATAAAATATGGTTATTAACGGTGTAAATTTACCTGACATTGATGTTGCCGATGCGCTTGCTATGGAGCGTTACGAGCACGCTCACGATAATGTCGCAAAAGCAATGGACGATTTACATCCCGAAGGCAAACGCCAGTCAGAGCTTATCCGTGCTCAGTGTACTGCTGTTTTCAACTTTTTTGATGAAGTTTTCGGTGACAGCACAGCTAAAAAGGTATTTGGCGAATCAGTAAATCTGACAACTTGCCTTAATGCTTATGAGGATGTTATCAAGGCGGTTAATGCCCTCGGAGCAAAACTCGGCAATATGTATAAGGGTAAAGCAAATGCGATTAACAATCACAGAGGCAAAAAGCATAAGCAGTACAATCATTACAAAAAGACACTTAAACCGGCGACAAAGTAATGAATCTGCTTTGTGACAAAACACCCGATACAATAACCGTGTCGGGTGTAGATTATAAAATCAACACCGACTTTAGAGTGTGGATTAAATTCGAGCTTATACTTACTAATCAAATTGATGATACACTATCGGCTGAAATACTCGCAGAAATTCAGAAGCTTGTATTCAGAACACCTTGCCCGATGAACGAAGAAACAGTCGAGGCTATTTTAAACTTTTATCGCTGTGGAAAACCACCCGAAAAGCATTCAGGCGGTGGCAATGATAAAGCTGTATTTGATTACGATTTTGATGACGGCTATATCTATGCGGCATTTTTAGAGCAGTACGGCATTGACCTCAACGATGCAAATTTGCATTGGTGGAAGTTCAGAGCGTTGTTTATGTCATTGCGTGCCGATTGTATGTTTACAAAAATTTTAGGTTATCGCAGTATGCCGATTACCCCTAAAATGTCAACGGCAGACCGCAATTTTTATCAGCGAATGAAAAAACTCTATGCCCTGCCTCTGCCGCTGTCGGTGCAGGAAAAGTATAATGCGATTGAAGAGGCTTTGTTATCGGGAAAATCTGTTGACGAACTTATATAAATTTTGTATAATGCTTGTATAAAATTTATTGAGGTGGTACAGCTATGAAAAAGATTTTATCCTTTATAACTATTGCTTTATTAGCATTAACTTGCACAGCCTGTGGAGCTAAAAACGACCCGTCAGGAATCAGCAAAGATGAGTTTGACCAAATAAATATGGGAATGACCATATTTAAAGTTGAAGAAATTGTTGGCGGAAAAGGTACTAAGATATCAGAATCAAAAGACGAAACTGATGATTATTATATAAATACATATGTATATAAATTTGAAGGCGAAACCAGCGGTTACGCTGAGTTTGAATTCACTTCTAAAGTACCGAAAAATGAATTAGATTTAAGTGTTAAAACAAAATTAACAAGTAAAAATCAATATGATTTATCGTAGGTGATAAATTGAAAAACAAACAAAAAATTAAATGCCCTTTTTGCGGTTATGAAATGCCCATACTCTTTGACAAATCGTCAAGGTGTAAGGGCATTTTTACGTGCTGCAAAGGGCGTAACTGTAAAAAGCTATTTGAAATCGTATTAAACGATAAAAAATAATTAGGTCAAGTAGAGCCATTGGATGCCG